TTCATGCCCGATTCGCAGGACCCAAAACTCCTGTACATTGAACCGTGGAAGGATTTTTATTCCAGCGGAAGCGTTGACTGGTCGCAAAAATCCGATGAGAATGCCGAGCAAGTGATGACCAACGGCGACCCCAACGCTTATACCAATGTCATGTTTAAGTATAAAGACATGGGGGATTATTTAAGCAAGACCTACAAGCAGTCCTATCCCTTGGCCCGTGAAGGCTACGGGGGCCGAATCTTCAACACCTCCAACTTCTACGGCAAGGGCGATAAGGTGGTGGAAACGCTTTGCGGGACTTTGATACCTGCATCGTTTGCCTCGGATAAGATTCTTGGCCGTACTTGGGATTTGGAGGGAACTCGGTTGAGTGGAAGTATCAAGCCTTTGCAAACGGGCTACCGAATTGCCCAATACAATCGCATCACGGGTCAATCCCCTTGGTTCTATTGGTACGGGATTGAAGAAGATGGATTTGCTACGATAGCGGCTACAACCGCCCTCCCCTTCATATCACACATTGACAATCCTTACGCCCCCAGCGTGGACCTCGCCTTTGGGCAGCCTCGCTTGGTGTACTACAACGCCGTGAACGCAAGCGGCAACCCGTACGCCTACACCAACAACAACCTCTACAATACCTACTGGCTGAACTACATTAACGAAACCGTAAGCCAAGAAGCCTTGCAGTTGGAACTCACGATGCTGCTCTCATCCGTGGACATCTACCAACTGGACTTCCGCAAGCCCGTGTACTACGGCGGCATCCGTTGGCGGTTGCTGGAGATTCGGGACTACCTCGTCGGGCAAATGAAACCTTGCCGTGTCACGCTTCGCCGCATCCTCAACCTTGCTGACTTTGCCGCTACCACGACCACCCCGATTGCAAACGACCCGTCGGCCTTATTCAACGGCCCGATTGACCCCGACCCTGTGGACCCAGGGTACGAACCACCTGTAAACCCCGAACTCCCTTCTGAAGGATAAGATATGGCAGATGTAACCAAAGAAATTGCACTTGAGGTAAGCCTCAAGGATAGCACAAGCGCAGGAACGCAAAGCGCAAAGCAGCGTCTGCGTGAGATGCAGAAAGAATTGATTGCAATGGCCGAAGCAGGCCAGCAGGGGACCGACGCATTCAGGCGATTAGAACAAGCGGCGGGGGAACTCAAGGATGAAATCGGTGATGTAAATCAACGCATTAAAAACCTCGCATCCGACACCAAAAGGATTGACGCTTTTGTTGGTGCGGTGCAGGGCATAGCGGCAGGCTTCCAAATTGCTCAAGGAGCGGCGGCATTGTTCGGGGATGAGAATGAGGACTTGCAGAAAGCAATGCTCAAGGTACAGGGGGCGATTGCTTTAGCCAACGGGGTGCAGCAGGTGGCGAATCTTTTGCAGAAGGAATCGGCGGTAATGATGGGAATCAATACGGCAGCGACCAAATTGTATGCAACCGTTGTTGGTACTGCAACGGGTGCAATGCGAGCATTCAGGATTGCACTTGCGGCAACGGGTATCGGTGCGATTGTGGTTCTAATTGGTCTTGCTGCGGATGCGATGGGCTTGTTTTCAAGCAACACCAAAGAAGCGGCTAATGACCAAAAGAACTTGAAACGCTCCTTGGAAGATACCGCTGGAACGCTTGAGTACTATGAACGGAAACTCAAAGCCAACGGAGCAACCGAGGCAGACCTTGCCAAAATCCGCAGGAAGGCACTTGAAGCAGAAAAGGCTGAACTTGACCGCAAATTGCAGGAAGATGTCGCTCGCTTTGGGGTCAAAAATGATAAGTACCAAACGGCTTTGCGCCAAGAGATTGAGTTGCTTGACATCAAAATCAAGGAAGAATCCAAGATAATTAACCAAGCGGCAAGCACTCTATCAGCAGCAGAAAAGTCAAGAAGGGACAAAGCCCTTGCTGACCGCAAGGCAGAACAAGAGCGAACGAAGGCTATTGAGATTGAGGGATATTACGAGCGTCTTGAATTACAAAAGCAATTTGCAGCAGAGTACGAAGCATCCATAATTGCGGGAATGCGAAAGGAAGCGGCTGCAAGAATGCAGTATGCGGCTTTGGAAAATGCAAGGGACAAGGCATCAAAGGAGGGTCAACTCCAGCGCGAGGCTGACTTGCGTCAAGCCCAACAACAAATGGCTGACCAATCGTTCTCTATCATTGGTGACATTATCACGGCAACGGCAGGGCAGAGTGAAGCAGCACAACGAAAGGCGTTTAATGCGGCTAAAATCGCAAGCATCGCCCAAGCGGTCGTCAACACTTACCTCGGTGCGACCTCGGCTTTAGCAATGACCAAAGAGGTATTCCCAGGTCAACGATTCGTGCAGGCAGCACTCACGATAGCCGCAGGTCTTGCAAATGTGGCCAAGATTAAAGCGACTCAATTCCAAGGTGGTGGAGGTAGCGGAAGTTCTGCGCCATCACCTGCCGCTGGCAATGCGACTATGACCCCGCCTCCAACCTTTACAAGCCCCCAAACGACCAACCTCGGAACGGGCGACCTGTCATCGGGTCAGGGTCAGCAGAACCAACCCATGCGTGCCTATGTGGTTGAGCGGGATATTCAGCAGACGACCAGCAGGGTGCGCCGCTTGTCCGAATTTGCAACATTGGGGTAACCGCTACATATCCCCACATGGAACTTCCCGTGTACCGAATGACCGTGGACGAAGTGGACGAAGGCGTGCAATTCGTGGCCCTCGTTGATATGCCTGCGATTGAGAAACCCTTCCAAGCCTTCGCCAAGACCCCGCAAAGATTCGCTGAAACGGGAGAACGCAGGGTGCTGACCGGGCCGCTCATGCTTGCCGATACTCCCATCTACCGGAAGGACGACACCTACGGGGAGTACTATGTCGTGTTTGACAAAGCGACCATCCGCAAAATCGTGCAGAAGTATTTCAAGCAAGGGAACCAGCACAATGTGAACGCTTACCACAATGCCGAACTGGATGGGGTCTTCATGTTTGAGAGTTACATCACCGACACCGAGCGGGGCGTGATGGCCCCCAAAGGCTACGAGGACACCCCCGACGGGTCTTGGTTCGGGTCGTTCAAGGTCGAGAATGACGAAGTGTGGGAGAACCGCCACGCCTTCAAGGGTTTCTCCGTGGAGGGGCTATTCGGGATGAAGAACACGGGCACAGAATTAGAGGTCGCACTTGCGGGCCTCGCAGACGACTTAACCAATTTTTTGCAACAATTACAACCTAACTACAAATCCCTTTAATCTATGAACTTAAAATCAGCCATTGACACTTTGCGGACTGAACTCCGCAAGTTCACAACCCAAAAGCAAGCCTTTGCCGACTACAAGTTGGTAGATGGTACTGTTGTCCGTGTGGACGGCGACCTCGTTGCAGGTACGGCCGTGTATGTGATAACCGAAGACGAAACCCTGCCCGCTCCTGATGGCGAGCATCAAGTGGAAGGCGTTGGCACAATCAAGACCGAAGGTGGCAAAATCACCGAAGTCGTCGTGGCCGAAGCCCCAGCACCCGCCGAAGAAGTGGCCGTTGCTGCTGAGATAACCCCCGAAGTTGCTGGTGAAGTGGTGAGTGAAATCGCCGAAGGCTATCCAATGGTGGACCCCGCCATGGTGGAAGAAATCGTCAAGAAGCACCTCGTCAGCATCATGGAGGAACTGAAGGCCGCCTACGCTGAAATGGGTAATATGAAGGAGAAAATGGCCGCATTTGCAAGTCAAATGGAAACCATGACCGACATCGTAGAAAAGGTCGCAGAACTCCCATCGGAAGCCCCCAAGCCAACCGCCTCCGCTATCGTGGAGCAACGGAAAGCATCAGCCGCTCAAAACTTTGCGGCCATCGCACAATCAATCCAAACTCTTAAAAACTCCAAATAACTTTAACCCCCTAAAAACAAAATCATGGCATTTTCTTTCGGAAACCTTTCAGCCTACACCGACCAACAAAGGCTGCCCCTCATCACCAAAGCGGTCTTCGCCGCTCGCTCTGCTGCCCTCTTTACCAAGCAAGTTGGTATCAAGTCGGCTGCTGCCCTTAACCTCATGGACACCGATGCAAACATCGGGTCAGGAACCGTCTGCGGTTGGTCTGCAACAGGCAACACGACTTTCAGTCAGCGTAACATCACCGTCGGCGTGATGAAAATCCAAGAGGCTCTTTGCCCTCGCTCACTTGAGCAGTACTGGATGCAGTCCCAGTTGACTGCTGGTAGCCAATACGACGGCGTACCATTTGAGCAGGCTTTCTCCGAGCAGAAGGCTCTGCGTATCGCCGAAGCCTTGGAAACCGCCATTTGGCAGGGTAACTCCTACTTCAGCGGTGTAAACCAATTGCTGAACGCTGCATCGGGTTCTACCGTTCTTGCTAACGCTTCCTCCACAACTTGGAACCCAGTATCGGCTTCCGTTGGTATCACGACTTCCAATGTCATCAGCATCTTTGACAAGGTTTACAACGACATCCCGCAGGCTATCCTCACCAAAACCGATCTCGTCATCTTCTGCGGATGGAACAACTTCCGCACCTTGATTGGAGCGTTGAAGTCGCAGACAGGTGTCATGTACAACCAAGTGGACTTGCAAGGGTTGGCCGATGGT